TAACGAAATTCGATTAGAAGATGTCCGCCTCTCATTCCCCAAGCTCTGGACCCCGGAGCGCTTTCCGACAGGCGATGATCCTACCCCCTACTTCAGTGCCCAATTCATTCTCGAAAAAGGCCACCCGCAAATCAAGGCGCTTGAGGCTTTGATGCTGAAGCTGGCGACCGAGAAGTGGAACGCTCGCGGTCCCGCGGTGCTCAAAGCGGCCAAAGCTGTCGGCAAGGTCTTTATGCGCGACGGTGACAGCAAGCCCGAAGTCGAAGGCTACGAGGGTAACTTCTTCGTGTCCGCTCGCAGCAAGACGCGTCCGACCACGTTGGACGGACAGCGAAACCCCGTCACCGAATCAGACGGCGTGATCTACGGCGGCTGCTACGTGAATGCCATCATCTCGTGTTACGCCTACGTCAAGGGTAATAACGGCTTAGGAGCTGGCCTTAAGGGCGTGCAGTTCAAGCGCAAGGGCGATGCGTTCTCAGGCGGCGGTACACCGGCTGAGTCGGATGACTTCGATGAGATTGCAATGGATGATGCCGATCCCTTGACTGCCTAGCTCAATCCCACTAGGCGAGTCCCTTGCCCGCGCGTCGATTGCCGTGATAGGTCCGGCCGAAACCGCACTACGACGCGCGGGTATTTTTTAAGGAGAATAAGTTGTTCACAGACTCAATCGAAAATAACCTCGAAACCATTCGCGAGTTGCTTCAAGGCATCCCGCCGATCGAACGGGCACGCGCCCGGAAGGCTGCGATGGCAGTGGAGAAGGTCATTGTGGGTATTCAGAAGGATAACCCCAAAAGCCCCGCGGTAGCGCTTGGTACGGCTTTCGCTTTATTCGTGCTGTCTCAGCGCATCGTGAGTGCGCCTAAGCAAGGCGATAAGGACAAGGGAATGATCGAGTTGCTATAGTGAGCAGCCCAATGAATCACTATTGCAGTAGGCGAAAGCCGCACGCGCACCGCTGGCGGATTACCGCATGGTGGTGCGATTACTGGACTTTCTCGTGGTGAGCTATCAAGCCGATGGACCCAAGGCATGATCATTTGAATGACTTACTTGATGATGCCAGAGTGAAGCCCAAGGGCTGACGCAATTCTGCGTGCCGCTATTATGCGTCGCCTATTCATAGACATTGAAACGCGGGGCCCGAACTTTAAGTACGGGCACGCCAAATATGCGCTGACCGTCGAGGTTGTTGTCGTGCAATGGGCGATTAACGACCTTGAGGTACGCGTCGAGGATCTAACTGTACAACTTCCCTCTAGCAGCCTACTAGCCGCTGCCGAATGGGCGGATGAGATATGGGCGCATGGCGACTTTGATCGCCCTATGCTCGAGACGACGACCTGGTGGCCGATCGTGCCGCTAGAAAAATGGCGGTGCACGATGGCCCTGTGCCGTATGCACGGGCTCCCTGGCGCACTGTCTAAACTATCCGACATATTTAAACTGGACACCGATGAAGCCAAAGACAAACGCGGTTATGCACTCATCCAAATCTTCTGTAAGCCCAAAGAAGATGGCACTTACAACGACCGCCATTCACATCCAAGCGAATGGATGGAGTTTCTTGTTTACGCAAGACAAGATGTATCGGCTATGCGCGAAGTGCATCGTAAATGTCCAAAATGGAACGCCACTCCCCGAATGTGGGCTGTGTGGCATCTGGACCAACGTATGAACCAACGCGGCGTTGCGATGGACCTAAAGCTAGCGCAAGGCGCGGTAGACGCGACGACGATCGCCAAGAAGCGCATGGCGGCTCGCACAGCGGAGTTGACAGATAACGAAGTCGAGACGACGCAACAGCGAAATAAAATGCTTGCGTACATGGCCGACTATGGCGTAAGTTTGCCAGATCTCACGGCGGATACTGTTGAGCGCCGGCTCGCAGATGAATCGTTACCCGAACACATTAAGGAGCTACTCCGTGTCCGACAACAAGCCAGCAAAGCGAGCACCGCTAAATACCAGCGAGTTATCAACCAACACGTCAATGGCCGGTTGCATAATCTATTGGTCTTCTGTGGAGCTGCGCGCACTGGCCGATGGGCTGGGCGTACACTTCAGCCACAAAACCTCCCACGTCCTAAGCACGAACAATGGGATATAGACCATGCGATCACACGATTTCACGCTGGGACAATTGCTGAATACGCGCCGGATGAGGTTCTTGGGCTGGCTAGTTCGGCGTTGCGTGGCCTTATTGTTTCCGCTCCGGGGCGAAAACTCGTTGTTAGTGACCTTGCAAATATTGAGGGGCGCTTCATGGCGTGGATCGCCGGAGAGCAGTGGAAATTGGCCGCGTTCGTGGCATTCGACCATAAGAAAGGGCCTGATCTCTACAAAATCGCCTACGCCCGCGCCTTCAACATCAACCCAGGAGACATAGGCGATGATGACCCACGGCGACAAATCGGTAAAGTCATGGAACTCGCCCTACAGTACTACGGAGGCGTGGGGGCGTTTTGTTCGATGGCAGAGACATATGGCTTGCGTCTCGAGGACCTTGCCCAGTCCGCTTGGCCCATCATCCCAACACAGTATAAGGGTGAAGCGACTGCCGCCTGGCACAAAGCCATTAAGCGAAAGCGCACCTACGGGCTAGAGGAACGCGTGTGGGTCGTCTGCCATGCGCTCGTGCTCATGTGGCGCGCAGCACACCCCGCCATCTGCAAGTTCTGGCAGGACCTAGACATCGCGACGAAAGCCGCTACCCGAGTAGCGAATAAGGAGTTTCGAGTTGGACAACACATTTCCGTGGATCGTACCGGTAATTGGCTTCGGATCAAGCTCCCGAGCGGAAGATACCTCTCCTATCCGTCGCCTCGTGGAGACGATTATACATCGAGCTTTCTTGGAGTCGATCCGTACACTAAACAGTGGGGACGAATCAGCACTTACTCAGGGAAACGTGCTGAAAATATCGTACAAGGAGGGGCAGCTGATATCATCATGGATGGACTACTCGCAGCTGAGGATGCCGGATACAACCCAGTCCTGAGCGTACACGATGAAGCAATCACCGAGCCCCTGGATAACGAGTTGTATTCAGACAAAGGGCTTTCCCGATTACTGGTCGAAAGTTCGCTCTGGGCGGACGGGCTCCCTTTGGCGGCCAAAGGGAAAACCGGTTACCGGTATAGCAAATAACATGCTCGAAAGCGTAGTCGAAAAGGATTTGGTAGACGGTGTAGGCGAGAAGGGCGGCCTATGCGCTAAGCTCGTGGACCAAGGCCGGCGCGGGTTTCCCGATCGCACGGTGCTCATGCCGGGCGCCGATATCGTATTCGTGGAAACCAAAGCGCCTAGCGGCAAGCTCGCCCCCTGGCAAGCCCGCTACCACACTGCGCTGCGGCTGCTAGGGTTTCGCGTTGAGGTCCTTTGGACTCGCGAACAGGTACAGGACTTCTTATCAAGCCTCTAATCCTACGCCCCCCGCAGCACCCCATGGTTGCGTGGATCTGCGAGCACAAGCGCTGCGCGCTGTGGGCTGGCATGGGAATTGGCAAATCGAGCGCCACGCTATTTGCACTAGACCTGCTCAAAATGCTAGGCGAGATTGGCAACTCGCCAACACTCGTGATAGGCCCGATGCGCGTCGCCCGGGACACTTGGCCGGAGGAAGTAACCAAGTGGGAGCACTTCACGGATCTTCGTATCGTCGCGATCTGTGGTACGCCTAAAGAGCGCCTCACCAAGCTGAAAATCAAAGCGGATATCTACACGATTTCCTACGAACTGGTGCCTTGGCTCGTCGAACACTTCATGGCTAAGTGGCCCTTCCGCCAGGTGGTAGCCGATGAAAGCGACCGGCTGAAAGGCTTTCGCATGAACCGTGGCGGCCAGCGGGCGCACGCGCTGGGGCGCGTTGCGCATAACCTCACCGATCGATGGATCAATCTTACCGGTACGCCCTCGCCTAACGGGCTTAAAGACCTCTGGGGGTCTACTTGGTTCCTGGATCGCGGCGCGCGGCTTGGGACCACGTACACGGCTTTCACCCAACGGTGGTTTAAGCCTAATTGGAACGGCTACGGCATCACCCCCATGCCGCACGCGGATAAAGAGATCCATGCGGCGCTTCACGATATCTGCTTGACCATAGACCCCAAAGACTATTTCGATTTGAAGGAGCCGATAGTCACGCAAGTCAAAGTTAAGTTGCCCCCAGCCGCGCGTAAAATCTATAAGCAACTAGAGAAAGAGCTTTTCGCGGAACTTGGCGACTTGGGCAATATCGAAGTGTTCAACGCAGCGGCTTTGACCAACAAGTGTCTCCAGCTCGCAAACGGCGCGGTATACACTCAATATCCATTGTGGGCCGCTGTTCACGATGAGAAGATCGAGGCTATACGCTCCATCGTAGCCGAAGCAGGAGGCATGCCAGTCCTGCTCGCTTATCAGTTCAAAAGTGATGTCGCGAGGATCAAGGCCGCCTTTCCGAGCGCCGTAGAATTGAGCACCCCCGGGGGTATGAAGGCTTTTCGCGCGGGTGATTCGCCAATCGGACTCGCCCACCCGAAAAGTTTGGGGCACGGCATAGATGGCCTTCAAAATATAACCAACATCCTTATTCGATTCGGGCATGATTGGAACCTCGGAGAACGAATGCAGATGCTTGAGCGTATAGGCCCCATGCGCCAGTTGCAAGCGGGCCTTGATCGCCCCGTGTGGGTTTACGATATCGTGGCCGAGGATACGATCGATGAAACGGTGATCGAAGCGCACGCCGCCAAACGCGGAGTGCAAGACGCCCTACTAACAGCAATGAAGAGGCATAAATGAGCGCACTGAATAAGCAAGAAGGTGGCACCCACTACAAGAAGTACAAAATCCAGCCAGTGGAGTATACGGTTGCCAATGGCCTAGGGTTCCTCGCGGGGAGCGTCATCAAATACGTGACCCGGTACAAGGATAAGGGCGGCGCCGAGGATATCCGCAAGGCCATGCACTACTTGGAGTTGATCCTAGAATTTGAGTATCCCGCAACGATCCCCACAATAACCCCCAGCCAAGGCGTGATTGCGAATGCGGGTGGCCCTGAGTTGATTCTTAAGCTAGAATCGCAAGATCCTGACACAGTTGGAGAAGCTAATGCCACAAGTTAATCCGCAAGTTAACCCGGACGGTACCGTACAGGTCCCCGGCTCACCGCCATTGCAGAGCGCGTTTGCGCCGCAGCCGGGGCAACCCGCGCCGCCTCCCCCGGTGCAGGCGCAGCAGGGGCAGCCCGTGCCGCAGCAGAACGATATCGCCGAGGCCATAAAGAATGCCCTCGCTGCACTCATATCGCACGTTGCGCAGTCTACGGCGCCGCATGCGGTGACGGATATCAAAGCGCGTAACGATGCCGCGGAGAAAGTCGCGGAAAACGGGAACCCCCCGTAATGCGCTTTGAAAATTACTTCAATCTGCATGCTGGGCGGCAGGTAGACAAGTGGCGGCACTACTTCCCGATCTACGATCGGCACTTAGGGCCCTTCCAAGCGACCGCCCAACGAGTGCTCGAGATCGGCATAGACCACGGGGGCAGCTTGCAGATTTGGAAGCGCTTCTTCCCGGTCGCTGAAATCGTTGGGGTAGACATCGACCCGCGCTGCAAAGCGTATGAGGAAGATCGAATCAAGGTAGAGATCGGCAGCCAGGATAACCGCGAATTCCTCCTCTCGTTGGGCGAGTTCGATATCGTCATCGATGACGGCTCGCACCAAATCCGAGACCAAGAATTGAGTTTTGCCTCGCTATGGCCGAGAACGAAAAGCGTATACCTGATAGAAGATTGCCATGGCTCCTACCCCAGCCTAGGAGGCGGTTTGCGGTACGAATACCCCTGGGTAGTCGCTGTCGAGCGACCGCAGAGGATCATCAAGGGCGCACCGTCCCGCGATTTGCGAGAGGATGAAATCGAAGCCCGGAAGGCGTATGCCTAACGGCGAAATTCATCGACCGATGAAGTTGGATAAACGCTTGTTGCGCCTAGAGCCGGATATTCGCCGGGACCTGGAGCAACAATTTGCCGATATACTCAACCGTTGGGAGTCACAAAATGCCGATAGTCAGCGACCAGCAAAGAAAAGCGATGTACGCCGCAGCGGCGGGCAAAAGCACCTTAGGGATCCCCAAGAGCGTCGGCAAGGAGTTTGTCGCTGCGGGGCCCGCCAGCAGCAATCTGCCGAAGAAAGCCCCAAAGAGTAAGCCCCTTGGCGAGCAGTTCTAGTGGCAGGCCCCCAACTCTCAGCCGAATTATGCCAGCAAGCCGTTGACGCGGTAGCGGCTCACGGCTCTATCTCCGCAGCGGGACGCGCGTTGGGATTACCCCATGGGACGTTCCAGACGCGAGTTGCTATCGCTCGGCAGCGTAAATTTGAGCCCAAGGTCCAAGCGCTCCTAGCCGGGGACAACGCCGGCCCGCCGGATGGCTATAAGCTCAAGGGTACATCGACTCTCTATGACGAAAACGGCAAAGCGAGGTTACAATGGGTAAAAACCGACGCAAGTCTGGAGAAGCTACAGGCGATTCAGAAAGCAGCATTCGATGCCCTGTGTGCGGAGCTAAAACCAGTAGCGCTGGTGAAAGCGCCAAAGGCTGCGGATGCGGATCTCGCCACTTTGTATACGATGACGGATTGCCATGTGGGCATGTTAGCGTGGGACAAGGAAGCGGGCGAGGATTGGGACTTGACGATAGCGGAGAACTGTCTGACGCAGACGCTGCTGCGAATGATCGATTCGGCGCCCGCCTCCGCGATTGGTATACTGAATCAGCTAGGCGATTTCATGCACTTCGATTCGCTGACCCCGATGACCCCGACGAGCCACCACATTCTTGACGCGGACAGCCGTTACCAGAAGGTTGTCCAAGTCGCGGTGCGGATCTTGCGCCGCGTGATAGATGCCATGCTGGTCAAGCACAAGTCGGTGCATGTGGAGATGAAAGAGGGCAACCACGACCCGACCGGCTCAGTGTGGCTGCGCGTGATGTTCGCGATGCTCTACGATAAGAACCCGCGTGTGACGATCAACTTGAGTCCGAACCCCTACACGATGTACGTCCATGGCAAAACTCTGCTTGGTTTTTATCACGGCCATTTGGCTAAACTTGCCAGTCTGCCAATCCTATATGCCGCGCAGTTTCCGAAAGAGTGGGGCGCGACGGAGTACCGATACATCCATACGGGGCACAAGCACCACGTGGAGGAGAAAGAGCACCCGGGCATTAAGGTTATTCAACACCCCACTTTGGCGGCCCCTGACGCTTATGCGGCGCGTGGCGGGTGGCTGTCGAAGAGGCAGGCTACATCGATGACGTACAGCAAAGAGCACGGGGAAATCGCCCGAGGCATCTTCATTCCTAGCTAGTAGTCATCCCCATCTTCGCTACCCTCTTGCGAGTACTCGGGGTCCGAATCGTATTCGTAATGATCGCAGTCTGGTGCGCATTCGCATAGCGGTGGATGCATGACGGACTCCCTGGGACAAGTACGCCTAGCATGCGCTATGCTGCACTGCACTTCGGAGTCGATTTAACTCTGTAAGAAAAGCGCCTG